TGATTTAGTTTATTAACAATTAATTGATTTAGTAAAAATTATTAAATCAATTTATTAACACATAATTGATTTAGTGTAAAATAATATAAAGATAATATAACACCCTCATATAAATGGACTACACTATTGCAGTCAAGAATAAAGAGATATGGGAATTTTATGAAAAGAATAAGAATCTCAATTTCGAAGAAATGAACCTTATCTTGATCGATATTCTAGAGCAAATTTTTGAAAAGGCTAATCCATCTTTGAATACGAATATTGCAGCACAACTTATCGATAATATGAAGACTATACAGAATCAAGTATCTAACGTAACAGATATGTTCTCGAAATCACAGAATGATATGAATACACATTTTACTTTGAAATTTATGGAATTCAAGAAGGACTATATAGAAGATATGAAAATGATTCTGTCAAGCAATACGACGGATAGAGTAGCGCCTATTATAAAAGAATATAATGATACTCTTTTGGATAAAACGCGCATTATGTTTACAGATATAATTCCAAAAGGACAAGCCACTTTTGCAAAAGAAATCGAGAACATTGTTAAGAACCTACATTCTAGTATTACTCAGGATACAAATGCATTATTGAAATCTTCTATTAATAAAGATACACTTGATAATTTTGTTACATCTATGGAAGACAAGTTTTCTAAAACTATTTTAGGTTCTCAGAATGTTTTTAATTCTCTAGTTACGTCAAGCGAGAACCGTATCGAATCTAAACTTACAGAAATTAGAGATATATCCAAATCGAATAATTCTTCACAGAGTTTATTGCAAAATAATATTAGTGAGCTTCTCAAGAAAATGGAAAATTCTTCATCTAAAGGAAAGATTTCTGAGAACATTCTGTTTAATATTTTGCTTGCTCTTTATCCTACGGCACAAATAGAATCTGTTGGGACAACCAAGGAAACTGGCGACATCATGTTAATGAGAAAGGACAAACCTACGATTCTATTCGAGAACAAGAACTATGAAAAAAATGTATTGCAAGAGGAAGTTAAGAAATTCTTACGTGATGTAGAATTACAGAATTGTTCTGGGATAATGTTGGCGCAACATCATGGAATTACAAATAAAGAGAACTTTGAAATTGAAATGAATAACAATAATGTTCTCGTTTATTTGCATAAAGTTGAATATGATGCGGATAAAATAAAAGCTGCTGTTGATATCATAGACCATTTTAAAGGAACTATCGATGATAGTGGTAGATCAATTGCTGAAACATTATCTATTGACAAGGATTTATTGGATGAAATAAATAAAGACTACCAAATGTTCACTGCAAACAAGCTTTCACATATTAAGACTATAAAAGATTATCAGCAAAAACTGTTGGCTCAGGTAGAAGACTTTAAAATTCCAAGTTTAGATAACTATTTATCAAGGCTATATGCATCATCGTGTTCAAAAAACGATTTATGCGAATATTGCGGGTATGTTGCAAAGAATTCTCGGGCATTGGTTGCACATTACCGCGGATGTTCTCAAAAAAAGCAAAGCGCTAACACACAGGTTCTCAATAATTCTATAAAAATTAATAACTAATTTTTTATTTGTAAATTACAAAATCAAAAAGTGTGATTTTGTAATTTGGTTGTAATATTACAATTATAGATTTGTAATTACAATTGTAATATTTGTACTTTTATGTACTTTTTGTTTTTGGCAAGGAACACTAAACTAGAATTGTTTATATTTTATCGTTCTGTTGGACCTGTAAATCCAGTTGGTCCTGTGGGCCCTGTAAATCCCACGGGTCCTGTTGGTCCAGAGGGTCCTGTAAATCCTTGATCGCCTTGTAATCCAGAAGGTCCGCGCATACCTTGGATTCCTTGCGATCCAGTAGGTCCGGTGGGACCGGTGGGACCCGCATCGCCATCATTTCCCTGTGGTCCAGGAACCCCATGTGATCCAGTAGGTCCAGTTGGACCAGCAACGCCATCAATACCTTGAGGTCCTATTAATCCGTCATTGCCTTGTGGTCCGGGAACACCTTGCGGCCCTGTGGGGCCGCCCAATGGGCCGGTAGGTCCAACAACACCATCTTGTCCAGCTGGGCCTGGTGGCCCGGTAGGTCCGCGTATATATCTTATACGATGTATGCGAGAACGTCTAGTAGATGTCGACGAATCAGTATCGCTATCACTAGACGAAGAGCTTGAACTTGACGAACTTGAACTGGATGATGAGCTTGAACTACTTGAACTTGATGAAGACGACGAACTAGAAGAAGACGAACTATCACTTGAATGCGAAGAGTTTAATTTTCGGTCACGATTTACTGGATCTAGATTAGCTAACGATTCTATATTTAGTGCACCTTCGCCCCTTCAACGTCTTCCGTGGTGGTGGTGTCCATGTCCACCGTCACGATCACCATAGCCATAACCAGGTCCCCAAGGACCGCCGCGGCCGCCCCAAAATAATTGTTGGAACTCAATGCCCTCATAGATAGCATTCTTATCGCGAGCATTACTCAAATTATCACGAAGACGATCGCGATCGATGGTGTCCGCCTTCGCTTCGAGTTTGCAGCAGCATTCCGCCAACTTGTCACCCAAATATTGTTGGCTCTTGAGCGCCTCATATTTCGCATCGCAAAGGTCCTTTTGGATTGCCTCGCGGTTCTTTTGTGCCTCCAATTGTGCAGACGCAAAGTTCTTTTGTAATTCAAGTTGGGTTATGGCAAATTGTTGAGCAGATTGGGTAGAAAGACCTTCCTTTACCTTTTGTAACTCAAGTTGACCAGAAGCAAAGTGACCATCAGCCTTGGCAGACATGAAGTGGCCGAGTTTTTGTTGCTCCAAAAGAAGAGAAGTATAGTGGGAATCTTGTCCTTTAACAATGTCGAATTTAGTACGAAGGTGTTCCTCACCTAAGCCAGCAAAACCAGCAGCAGAGGCAGAGCGCTGCTCCCACGCACTATCGGTGATTGCCTTATTTAAAACATTGAATGTTTGCACTCCAGCTGCATTTAATTCAGTTCCAACTCGGTTAACGTCGCTCAATATGGAATAACGAACGTCTCTCATAGCAGCGTCAGTAACGCCAGATGCAATAGAGGATGCTAAGCGGGTTTCACCAGAATTGCGCTCAATGGTGCCTAACAAGGTAGCAAAGGAATCTTTTGTGGTACCAACTGCATCGGCACCTACACGGTCAACGTTTCTAAGAACGTCACGGGTAGAATCGTTGGCGGCTTGGCGATTAGCGGCATCGGCGATAACAGTGGTCAAACGAGCCTCGCCACTTGTGCGCTCAATAGCAGCCATATTATTAGCTCCGTTGCGTTCAACAGCAGTGGCGAGTTGAGAGTTAACGCGCTCAGTAGTGGACATGCCTTGTGACCCATTGCGCTCAACAGCAGCTGTTACTTGGGCAGCATTAATCTCAGTAATATGGCCGTTGTTAGCGCCATTGTGGTCAACTGAGCGTAAGATATCACGGGCGATGTCGTTGGCGGCTTGTTGTTTCGTGCGTTCAGCATTACCAGAAACTGCTGCATAGATCTGGTCGTGTAAAGTTACGGGGGCTTCATATCCAAAAGGATACATTCCTGCGAAAGGGTAAACGGGGGCAGATGTCGTGTTGGACATATATACTAATCAAGTAGATTATTTTTTTCGTAAAATATAATTATGATCTAAACTTTTCGGCTGCAAATACCGTAACAGAAATGTAATCCAAATGTAAACATATGTAATCACAACATCTTATATTTGTAGTTTGTAGTCACAATTTGTAAATTTGTAATCATCAATGGCAGCATATATGCTTTAGGAAAAATACAAATAATATTTATATGAAAAACTTTTTTTTGCATAATCTATTATGCGAGAATATGAATTTGAAATATAATTATAATCAATTAATAAAACAGCTGGTCGAATTAGAAAAAGAAATAAAAGATCTGAAAAATAAAAACAATGAAATGGATGCTGAAATATTAAATAAAAACAAAACAATTATTGTTTTGATGGAACGGTACGATGTTTCACCAAATTCACCCTTTTTACAAAACTAAGTTATCGGTCATTTTTTCTATTTTATTTGGGTATAAATGCAAATCTCTAACTTCAACTTCAACTCGCTAAAAAGCGGTGGCCATTAAACAATAAGTTCAAATCATATAAATAACTTATTTGTAAAATATATAGTATGTCTACTATTCGCAAGTTAGACACTTCGAATAAGCGCATCTTAAAATTCTACGCTGACCACCCACATCTTCAGTTTGAAAATGTTAACCTGTTGTTTTTGGATATATTGGAAAAAGTATTATACGACTCAACAAATTCCGTACCTAGTATACATTCCCATATATTGTCCGCAATTCAACATGCCAGTGACAATAACAAAAATGATATTCATGAACTGAAAGAATCCATGGCGTACTTGAAAGAATCCATGGCTTCAATGAACACGGATATTATTACCAAAATCATAACAAAATTCACTGATATTAAAAAAGAATATGTCGATGATATGCGCACGATTATTCAAACTAATACTCATGAAAAAATCGGTCCGCTTCTTGAGAAAAACAATGCCATGCTAATGGATAAAACTTCTCTAATCATGAACGACGCGGTTCCAAAAACCCAAAACCATCATTATTCGCAAATAAACGAAATGCTAACTACATTTCATAAAACCCTAGCTGATGACACCACAAATTTGGTAAAAACATTCGACAATAACTCTATCAAGGAATTCATTTCCAACTTTGAACTTAAGTCATCACTTATGTTGCAACCCATGTATTCCTTCATTTCTTCCAGCGAAGAACGTATCAATAATAATATTACTTCGCTAAAAGAAGCCAACAATCTTACAAATGGTACTCAAACGAAAATCATCGGCGAATTAGGTGAGATTTTGAGTAAATTTCGCGACACTGACGCCATTCAGCAAATGAACGACAAACAACTCTATTCTGTTCTTACAAAAATGTACAACAGTGCCGAAATCTTAAAACAACCCTCTCTTTCCATTCCTGGTATTCTATTGTTAAAACGCATTCGTAAAACCAACATTCTAATTCAAAATCGCGACTGCGAACAAAACATTAGCGTTGATGATATCAACTCTTTTATGAATATCATCGACGAACAAAACTGCAGCGGTATATTTATATCTCAACACAGTGGTATTTCTACCAAAAAGAATTATCAAATTGAAATGCATAACAATAACATTATTGTTTTCGTTCATAATGCTGAATATAACACTTCTAAAATAGAAGTTGCAGTTGATATTATTGATAATCTTAGTAGTCGCATGCGCCAGTTCAAATCACATAATGAGGTTGATTGTGCCATCCCCAAAGATGTACTGGACACAATTAATAACGAATATCAGCTGTTTTTGAGTCAAAAAAACGCGGTAATTGAGGTATTCAAAGAAAGTCAAAAGAAGGTTCTCGCACAAGTTGACGAGATTAGGTTCCCTTCATTGGACAAATATCTCTCGACAAAATATTCTGCGCCAATCCAAAAACCTGGATTGAAGTGTGATATGTGCAAATCTTTCAACGCTAACAACTTAAAAGCATTGGCTGCTCATAAGCGTGGTTGTGCGAGAAAGAATTTGCCCAATAACACAATTTCTGTAAAGTGAAAACACTTTCTTAAGTCATTTTAACCCATTCATAAAGCGTATCATACTAGTTCCATATAAACTAAACCTATACTACGTAAAAATTGTGAATACAATTTTGAAACCCAATCAAAAAATTATACATTATTAAATTCTTAATCAAAAACTATAAAAAATACATGATACTATGCTGTCGTTTAGAAAAACTCTAATCATTTTATTAGAGTTTTTTGTTTTGTTCATCTTTATTATATAAATTATATGTGTCAGCTTCTCTTTATATGGGGTTT